GATGAAAAAATTCGAGTACGAAGTTCCAGGCGCAAGATATATGCCTAGTGTAAAACTAGGCAGATGGAACGGCAAGGTTAGTTATTGTAGCCTTGCTGGTTCCACTTTTATCAATCTCTTACCAGAGATTGTGCCTATCTTAGAAGGACTTAATTATCACATTGAGTTAGAAGACTTAAGAGAGTATCAGACTTCTTTTGATTTTGATGAAGTCACTATAGAAACATTTAAAGATGTTAAGTGGCCTAAAGGACATGTCTGTGAAGGGCAACCAATTGAACTCAGAGACTATCAAGTAGAAGTTATTAATCAGTTCTTAGCAAACCCTCAGTCGATACAAGAAGTTGCTACAGGCGCTGGTAAGACGATTATGACAGCCGCTCTGAGTAAGAGTGTTGAAGCATATGGTCGTAGTATTGTCATCGTTCCTAACAAGAGTCTAGTTACACAAACAGAAGAAGATTATGTAAATCTAGGTTTAGATGTTGGTGTCTATTTCGGTGATAGAAAAGAATATGGTAAGCAACATACTATCTGTACATGGCAATCACTCAACATTCTATTAAAAAATACTAAACGAGGTGAAGTAGATTGTACTATAAGTGAATTCATTGAAGGTGTGATTTGTGTCATGGTTGATGAAGTACACATGGCAAAAGCAGATGCGTTAAAGCAACTGTTAACTATGGTAATGCCTCATGTTCCCATTCGCTGGGGATTGACAGGAACAATACCAAAAGCACAATATGAAAGAACTGCGTTAGAAGTAAGTTTAGGACCAGTCATTAATAAATTGTCTGCAAAAGAATTACAAGATCAAGGTGTATTGGCTAAGTGTCATGTGAATATTGTGCAGTTACAAGATGAACAAGAATTCAGTAATTACCAAAGTGAACTAAAGCACTTACTCAGTGATGAAAAACGTTTAGATAAGATGGCACATCTTATTAAAACAATCGCTACTGAAGGCAACACCCTTGTTCTAGTTGATCGTATCAACGCAGGACATGCTTTAGTAGAACGATTAGATGATGCAGTATTTGTATCAGGAGGAATGAAGGTTGTTGATAGAAAAGAAGAATATGATGATGTTGCCACTAGTACTAATAAAATTATTATTGCTACTTACGGCGTGGCTAGTACTGGTATTAACATTCCTAGGATTTTTAATCTTGTACTCCTTGAACCAGGCAAGAGTTTTGTTCGTGTCATACAGTCTATCGGGCGTGGCATTCGTAAAGCAGAAGACAAAGACTTTGTTCAAATCTGGGACTTAACAAGTTCATGCAGATTTGCTAAACGACATCTAACACAACGAAAGGCTTTTTACAGAGAAGCAAACTATCCGTTTGTAGTTGAAAAATTAAAATACAAATGATTTCCCCGATTAACTTGAATAAACCTGCGAGGAGCAGTATAATAACAAAATGAGAATATTAACTTTAGAAGACGAATTTTACAACTTAGAAACATTACCAGAAGAGATAGATGATTTACGATTTGCGATATTAGATAATTCTAATCCCTCGTTTGTAGATTACTATTACATACCACTCATCTTTTTAGAATCATTTAATGCTCCAGCAGTTGTGTTGCAGATAGGTGATAAACAAATTAAGATGCCAGTTGATTGGTCAGTATTAATCGGTGATGAAGAAGGTGGAGACTTAGAGACTTTGGCTTTATCAAGTTTAAATGATAGAGGATTTGATGTGTTCGCCTTCAATCCATTAAGTTCTTTTAGTCCAAGTTTTTTACCAATAGAAATTATTGACATCTATTCAGATGTTATTTGGTATGCTCCTAGACTGCGTAACGGACAGTTCTTATGTGTGCCTATCGATGATGGCCCTAAGCCAAGATGTGTTTACTTTGTTAAAGAAGTAAGTCGAAATTGTGAAATCGTAGATTATGATCAAGTATTTTAAAAACCTAACTACTGTATGTAAGGTACATTGGAAAGAAATAGTTGCATTAGCATTTGCGATGCATTTTATTTTTGATTGGTTTGTATTAGGTATTGGTATTTTAATTGGACTATGGTTAGGAGATACAATTGGCTAGAACTAAAGTTCCAACTGATGAGAAGTTTGAGAAACAGGACTTCAATTTATTTGAAGCAATTACTGCTATCGACAAGAAAGATTACGGTTACTATGACAGACTAACTCCTGAACAACAAAGAAAGTTTGTTCCTTTTATGATGATCAACTGGATCAGTGTAGTTAAAGGCAAACAAGAGTTGGCACAATATTATCTACAGAGTGTAGACTATCATGCAAACAAGTATCTGTTCAATGAGAATGTATCGAAGCATCCTAAACTACAATGGTTGATGTTATGTTCAGCATCACCTGGAATAGGCAAACAATTTCATGCTTGGATACCACAGATTAAACAAGGCGTGGCTAAGTTAAAAGATAAAGCAACTCCAAAAGATATTAAAGAATATTTTAAAAAGATTTATCCTGGACTCTCAGCAGGAGATTTAACAGAACTAGCATCTGCATTTTGTGATCAACACAAACGCAAAATGTATCTAGCCAATAAATATCCAGAACTTAAATTTGATGAGGTAGAACTACTAAGTGAACTTATTACAGACAACGATATCCAAGAATACGAAAATGAACTCGGCAACTAAATTTGGTTGCGATTTTTGCGGTCGAACATTTCTAAAAGAAACTACGATTGATAAACATCTATGCGAAAATAAACGCAGATGGGGAGACAAGGATTTAAAAGGTAATCGTATTGGCTTTCAAGCATGGTTGAATTTCTATGCGAAAAATACTTCTAGTAAAAAAACAAAAACATACTTAGATTTTATTAAAAGTGCTTACTATCTTGCCTTTGTCAAGTTCGGTCATTACTGTGTTAATGTAAAATGTATTAATATTAGTCGTTACGCAGATTGGTTGGTAAAGAATCAAATTAAAATTGATAAGTGGACAAGCGATTCTAATTACACAAAGTTTGTTGTTGCATATATACGAGAAGAAGATTCAATGGATGCAATAGCAAGAAGTGTAGAGACTGCTATTAACATGGCTGAAGAAGAAAAGATTGAAAACAAAGATGTCTTAAGATACGCATCACCTAATAAAATTTGTTATGAGATTACAAAAGGGAAAATCTCTCCTTGGATGTTGTATCAAAGTAAATCTGGCGTAGAGTTCCTAGGTAAGTTAGATGAAACTCAACAAAAAATGGTATTAGATTACATTGACCCTGAACGATGGGCAATCAAATTTAAACGAGATCCAGAAGCAGTTAAGGAAGTAAAAGCCTTACTTAGACAAGCAGGGTATTAATGGCAAAGTCTACGATTCATACCAAAGAACTTGATAGTAGATTTACTGGTTATCCCTATTTTAAATATCAAGTCTCTGTTATAAACTTACCAACTGACCAACGAATGACTGCATCACGTGGTGCCTATGCTGACTTACTCAGAATCATAGACTTCAATAAAATACGAGACTGGTGCTGGGATACTTGGGGAGCAAGTTGTGATCTAAAAGACTATGATAGAATCCTAGAACTTAAAGGATACCCGTCAGTGAGTTCTTACAGTGACAGAATGGAAATAATCGAAGATTACGGACTTAACACTAAGTGGTCTTTTCGTAATGATGACATACAGGCACCAGGAAGACTACGAGATCGTAAAATCTATTTGCGTAGTGATGAAGAATTGGCATGGTTAGGACTACGATGGAAATAGGGCATGACGGTCCAGGATTTAAACTTGTAACTGATATTATTCCGTCTGATATTATTGATAGTATCAATAATAGAAAAGATGAGTTATATCCTGTTAGAGCATCAACGCATAAAAAACAATATGCAGAAGCAGAGGCATGTAAGAAACTGTTTGGTATTGCTGTATGGTGGAGCCAACTCACAGATGATTGGGACGAAGTAAAAGAGATACATGACCTCATCTACCCTGAGATTCAACAACACTTAGAAGATGCAACATTCTATGCAAGTGATATTGTAACAATAAATGGACCGAGCAGATGGGTAGGACCTCATATAGATACGCCACATAGATTTGAGAAATATAATAAACGAAAAAACAATGATGTCTGTGGAATACAAGTTATTATTCCCCTCGATGATTTAGATAAGGACACAGGTTCAACGGGATTAGTTCCGTTTAGTCATCAACAAGATTGGGATATATCTGAATGTTATACAGGCGTACATGATGATTACTTCAAAGAAAATGCAAAACAGTATGACATGCCTAAAGGGTCTATTCTGTTTTACAATACTCGTTTAATGCATTCCACGATGCCATTGCGTTTACCCAAAAAGCGATCAATACTATTGATTAATTACCTTAGGCATGATATAATAGAAGAAATAAAAGACAAAGATAACGTGTGGAGTAGTAATGGCAAATGATATAATGATAGACATGGAGACGTTAAGTACGAATCCAGACTGTGTAATATTAACGATTGGGGCAGTACGTTTCGATCCTCGAGGTGACGGCGTTGCTGAACGATTAGAGTTGCGTCCTACGATTGATGAACAGACTGAAGAATTCAATAGATCAATTGATCCAGACACTGTAGCATGGTGGGGACAACAGTCAGAGAGTGCGATTGAAGAAGCATTAGGT